TCATCTCGTCTCCGGTCGATAGATTGTCGTCGCCGCGCCAGACGGGCCATGAATGCCGATCTGACGAACCTCGATGGTCAGCGGCATCGTCGGCAGCGCGATGCGCAGCAGCGGTTCGGCGATCTCGATGGTCCGCGTACCGCCCAGTGTGACGCGATACGCTTCGCGCTCCTCGCCGATCGGCACCTCGACGCCGTCGCGCCAAGTCACCACCCCCCGTGCGCACCGTATCCAGCGCAATTCGAGCATATTCTCCCGCACCCCGGCGGTCAGGTGGACCGGCGCGGGCGGCACCAGCCCCGATCCTGCCGGAACGATGGTCGCGGTGGTGACGTCGTCGGTGGCGATCCCCACCGCCATCGCCGTCATCGCCCTTCCCACCGCCGGCACAGGTTCGTCGATCCGCCGCAGCGTCGCTGGATCCAGCAGCACGAACGCCTCGCCCGCCACGTGCCCGGCCATCGCCGCCGCGGTTCCGCGCCGACCGCGCCACAGTCCCGAAAGCCGCCAGCGTGCCGCCCCGATCCGCTCGGCCCGCGCGAACTGCACGATTTCATCGCCGATCAGCGCCGCATTGCCGCCACGGTCGATCGCCGCCGCATCGATCCCGGCCAGCGTCATCGCGTCGTGCAGCAACGCGACCTCGACGCTGTTCATGCGGTCCTCGATCAGCGCACTCGCCGGTCCGGGCGGCAGGGTGACGGTACCGATCACTGCCGGGGCCGCGCTGTCGCCGATCTCGCTCCAGCCACCGGCATCGTCGCCGGTCAGCACCATCGCCCGCCGCCAGCCCGCCTGCGTTCCCGCTGCCAACGCCGCGATGGCCGGCACGCTGTCGCCTGCCTCCGCCGGCAGCTCGACGAGCATCAGCCGCGTCCGGCCCGCGACCACATCCGCCGCCAGTCGCGGCTGCCCGACCGCCGCCGGGGCCGGCAGCGTCGCCGCCGCGATCCGCACCAGTTCGATGGTGATCCGCATCGCCTCGATCCGGGTCCGTCGCACCCGCCACGCCCCCGGCTCGCCCGCGATCGTCACCCGGTCGCCCGGCGCGACATCGATCGCACGCCAGTCGAGCACGACCGTCCGCACCTCCCCCGCCAGCACCGCGCGGGCGGCGATATCGCCCGCGATTCTCGCCGCACCCGCCGCATCCAGCGCCGCCCGCAACTCGACCCGCAGCATTCTCTGCGCACCGCCCGGTCGCAGCACCTGCTGCACGCCCGCCTGATAATCGCGCGCGACATCGTGATAGGCGATGGCGACGTCGCTCGGGCTCATCGGCGGCCGCCGCCATTCGGGTGCTTCGCCGACCGGGCCATCGTCGCGGATCGTTCGCGCCGGTCCGCTGCCGATCCGCAGCAGCGTGCCCTCGCCATCGGGCGCATACCAGCCGCCCAGCGGATCGACCAGCGCCGCCACCGCATCGCGCACCCGCGCACCGCTCGCCGCATAACCGATCAGCACCGGCCCGGCCGTCTCCGCCCGAATCGCGCCATCGCCCAGCGCCTCGGCGATCCGCCCGACCGCGACCGGCGCATCGTCGGCGATCACCTCGAAGGTCAGCGACGGGATACGATTGCCGAAATCGGCCAGCGCCAGATCCTCGAACACCGCATAGGCGATGCCGCGATGCGCCGGGGCGTTGCCGATCCCGACGATGCTCTCGATCAGCGGATCGGGCGTCTGCGCCTCATCCCCCGGATACCAGCGAAATCCGGTCCGCGTCTTCCAGTCGCCCGCCGCCCCGCGCAACAGCTTCCCCTCGGCCCAGATGCGCCCGATCCCCCGGATCAGCCGCGCCGACAGCGCTACCGCGAACGACGCGGAATAGCTGTATTGCCGCGTCCGCGCCGACCCCTTGCCGCTGGTCGCCGACGCCTCGCGCAGATCGGTCGCCCAGATCACCGTCCCCGCCACCCGCATCGTCCCGAACAGTTTCGGGATCGCCGCGCCATAGCTGGACAGTTGTACCTGCAATTCGCGCAGCCGCGGCCCGTCGCGCGGCGGCCCGGCGAACAGCTGGTCGTCGATCGCCCGCCCGGCCATCGCGCCCAGCGCCGCTCCGATCGGCCCCGCAATCGCGCCACCCACCACGGTCAGCACCACCGTCGCCATATGTCTCTCCTATTTCCGCCAGATGCTCAGGATCGGCCACGGCACGTCGCGCCGTTCGACCACCGCCCGCGCGACCGCATCGGCGTGCAGGATGCCGCCCCCGGTCGACAGCCCCAGATGCAACTGCCCCGGCCCGGTCAGCAGCAGCAGCACATCGCCGGCCATCGCCCGATCGACCCGCCGAAACCCTGCCGCCGCCAGCACCGTCACGACCCGCGTCGCATCGCCGCTGCGCCCGGGATAGTCCGCCGGCACGTCGACCTTATGCGCCCAGCCGACCAGCCCGACACAGTCGAACCCGCCTTCCCCGCGCCCCTGCCGCCGGAACCGCACCCCGATGACGCTGCGCGCCCGTTCGAGCGCGCTCATGCCCCCGGATACCGGGTCAGCAGGTCGATCCCCGGCAGATACGGCTCGCCCCGAAAATTCGCCACATTGCCGAACCGATCGCGACAGGTGTCGAGCGTGCCGTCGCACCCCTCGGCGATCTCGACCAGCGCGCCCTTGCCCTCGAACCGCGGCGGCAGTTCCAGCGTCACGCCGGCCGCGTCCCCGGCAAGGATCACCGCCGACAGCCCGCTATTGGCACCGCCGATCCACCGCAGCCGCCCGCGCGCAAAGCCCGCCCCGCCCGCCAGCGACAGCCGCGCGCCATCCTGCGCCGTCACCCGCGCCATCCGCCGCCGCCCGGCCATCGCCACCCGGCACCGCCTGTCGCCCAGCGTCGCGCGGCACCCCGGCGACGTCGCCTCCACCACCGGCGCATCCAGCCGCACCTCGCCCCCCAGCATCTCTGCCGAGAAACGCCCGCGCCGCGTCTCGACACCGCCGATCCGCCCGGTCGCGACCGGCACCGGCGTCCCCGGCGTTTCCCAGTCGACCGCGAACACCGCCACCCGCGCCCCGTCATAGCGCCCCGCCATCAGGTCGCGCTCACCGGTCGCGGCATGGCTCAGCGCCCCCTCGACCGCCATCACCGGCGCGTCGAGCGTGTCGTCACGCACGATCGCCGACGGCACCATGCCCGGCGCGGCGCGATACAACAGGCCATCGACCACCACATCGCGGTCATGCGCGGTAAGGCCGATCGTCACCCCGTCGCGCCGGTCGATCCGCCAGCACCACGTCAGCGTCGTCACCGCGCTCATGGCTCGCGCACCTCGATCAGCGGCACGCTGGCGGCACTCGCCGCGCCAAAGGTCGCGCGCGCCACCTGCAACCGGTCCTCGGCAAAGCGTACGGCCACGTCGAACGCGAACCCTGCCGTCACCGCCACGCCCCTCGCCGGCGCGACATCGAGCTGCACCCAGCCGCCGGCGACCACCGCAAAGCCCTGCGTCTCGACCCCGCCGACGCCGACCCGCACGCTGCCCGCCACCGGCCGGGTGATCCGCCGCACCATCGCCCCGTATCGCTTCACCAGCGCGAACCGCGTCGTCACCCCGTCGCCGGTCCCGATCGCCACGTCGCCGAATGCGGGCGGCACCCCCGTCGCGTGATCGAACGGGTCCTGCAACCGGAACCCGCGCGCCGGTCCCAGCCGTGCCCGAAAGAAATCGAGCAGCACCGCCACATCGCGCTCCGACCGGACGCCCGGCCCGACATCATAGCGCGTGCGCGGCTCGGCCCAGTCGACATTGCGCGCCTCGGCACCCCCGGCCCCCACCGCGATCGCGGTCGAGGTTTCCGGCATCACCTCCGCCTGCGCGCCCAGCGCCAGCGGAAAGCGCACGTCATCGAACGCCTCCATCGCCCCCTCCTCCTCGAAATAGGTGAACCCGTCGCGCAACACCTGCGGCAGCGCCCAGACGAACGTCTCTGCCACCCCGCGCCCGCGCGCGACCTCGGCCGCCGCCGTGATCGCCGGCCACTGCCCGCGATCCTCGGGCCGCAACACGAACCCCGAAAAATAATGCTGTTCGTCGACCGGATAGCCGAGCCGTGCCCCCGCCGCGCTCACGCCACGCGCGGTCGACCCGACATTGCCGGTCGCCGCCCAGTCATAATCCTCCAGTTGCAGCACATCGAACGCCGGTTTGGCCCAGCCGACCGGCAAATTCGCCCGCTTCACCTGCGGACTGGCGGCGTCGAGGATCGTCGGCAGATAGGCGAGCAACAACGCCTGTTCCGCCCCCGCCCCCCGCGCCGCCGCGACCAGCGCCGCCGTCGATGCCGCCAGCAATTGCCCCGCCCGGTCGAGCACCGCCCGCTTCGCCACGGTCAACTCGCCGCGCACATCTTCGATCACCACCGGATTGCCGCCCAGCGCCGCCTTCGCCGCCGCATCGTACAGGCAGATGCGATGATCGGTCGTCACCCACCACCATGGTTCGCCGACCTGAAACTGCCCCTTGCCCCCCGCCGCGCGCGCGATCCCGACGAACGCCCGCGCCACCGCCTGCAAATACGCCATCGCCCCGCCATGCGCTGGCGACAGCAATGTCGATGGCGGCACCCATCCGGTCAGCGCTGGCGACCCGTCGCTCGCCCGCTGTTTCCAGTCGCCCCAGCAATGCGCGTCGAACAACTCGTAACTAAGCGACCAGATAGGATCATAGCCCAGCGCGTCGGCACGCGCCGCAAAGTCGCGATGCCACGCCACGCACGGGCCGTTCAGCACGCCCCCGGCCAGCGACACGAACAGCCCGTCGCCTGAGCGTTCGAGCCGGAAATAATGGCTCATCCCGACATAGTGGACGAGGGCACCACGATACCCCAGCCGCAACGCATTGTGCAGCAACCGCGCGGGCGTCAGGTGATAGCTGTCGTCATAGCCGCTCGCGATGCGCAGCCCATGTTCGGGCACCACGACCTCACCGATCGCCAGCACCGATCCCGGCCCGTCGCACCGGATCGCCGACAGCTCGACCCAACCCTCCGACGGGCTGCTGAGAAATCCGTCGCCCGCATCATAGTCCGGCGGCACCAGCGACACGAACATCCGGTCGACATCGCCCGCCCAGACCGGCACCGCATCGTCGGGCAGCCGGTACCCGCCGACGACGTTCGCGAAATCGATCGCGATCTCCGCATCGTCGGGCGTCCCCGTGGCATAGTTCCACAGCCGCACATACCACGCCCGCGCCACCCCCTCGGCATCGCGCCCCTCGATCGTCAGCACCGGCCCATGCGTCGCATCCAGCGGCCGAAGCCCCGCCGAGCGCCAGCGAAACCGCAACCGGCAGTCGCGATAATCGCGCGACGTCGCGTAGCGCAGCAACACATGGTCGTGCCGATCCTCCGACGCCCAGATCAGCCCCGCCAGATCGTCGCGCCGATAGAATACGCATGTTACCCGCAGCGCATCCGGCGCGGTCGTCACCACCGACGCCATCATCGGTCGCGGAAAATCGACGGTCCAGTACACCGGATCGAACCGCGTCAGCACGCCTTCGTCCTGCACCGTCCGCTGTTCGGCCAGCCAATGCCCCATCTCAAGCCTCCATCAGCGCGGCACGCACCGCCCGCGCGACCTGCCGGCTCGATTGTTGCAGCGCGCGCGGCGCATCCTGCCCCGGCGCATGGACGGTGATCGCCACCCGCACGTCGCGCGCAGGCCCGCCCTGCATCGCCACCACCTGTCCGCTGCTGGTCGGCACGAACAATTCCGGCCCGCGCTCGCCGACCAGATAGGGTCGCGCCGGGCTGACCGGTCCGCCCGTCGCCCGCCCCGGTGCGCCGCCGACCAGCGCACCCAGCACGCCGGCGATCCCGCCCGCCACGCCGCCGCCACCGCCGCCCGACCCCAGCACCGCCGCCGCCGCGATCTCCGCCAGCACCTTCAGTGCGGTATCGCGCAGATCGTCGAAATCCAGCTTGCCGGTGCGGATCGCGCGGCCCAGCGCGGTCTCGATCGCGCGCCCTGCCCGCTCGACCCCGCCGGCAAACGGCCCGTCCAGACTGGCCTGCATCGCCGCCACGTCGCCGGCGAACCCGGCGGTATCGGCGCGCACGCGCACGATCAGCCGTTCGATTTCCTCATCCATCGGGAAAACGCTCCTTCAGCGTGTCGATCGTCGCGCGGTCGCAGGGGGCGGGCGCATCGCCCCGCACCGCCTGCACCAGCGCGCCCAGTTCGGCGGGCGTCGCCGCCCAAAAGGCGTCCGGGCACCACCCGAACGCCACTCCCGCCAGCCCGGCCGCCCGGGCCGCGCCCTCGGCAAAACTCACCGCCCGCCCAATATCTGCGCGATCAGTTGTTTGAGCGCCGGCGTCGCCGCGGCGATCCCGGCCGCCGTCACCGCATCGGCAAACTCCTCGCGCGACATCGCCACCGGATCGCGCAGGCAATGCCACAGCAGCGCAATCAGGTCGGCCAGCGTCAGCCGCCCCGCCGCCGCCCGCTCGACCAGTGCGAACAGCGACCCGACCTCGCCCTCCGCCGCGACCAGCGCGGCAAAGCTCGGCCGCAGCACCAGCGTCTCGCCGCGCACCCGCAGGCTGGCCTCGCCGCGCACGGCATTCGCCGCGCCGCTCATGCCGACACCACCGGGCCGGAGGATTCGAGCGCCAGCGTGTAATTGCGCTCGCCATTATAATCGCCGGCATAGTCGAGCCGCGTGACGAGAAACCGTCCGGTCATCGTCTCGCCCCCTTCGAAGGTCAGCCGATACTCCTCGATCGTGCCGGCCAGCGCATTGGCCCGCAGCCGGACTTCCGCCCCCGATCCGGTAAAGACCCCCGCGCCCGACACGCTGACCGACCGCACCCCCGCGCCCGACAGCAGTTCGCGCCACCCGCCCGAATCCTTGCTGGTGATCGCAACCGCCTCGCCATTGACGCTCAACTGCGTCGTGCGCAGCCCCGCGACCGTCGCATAGGCCACCGGCACCGCCCCGTTCCCGATCTTCAGCAGGAACGCACTCCCCTTCTCTGCCGCCATGTCATTCTCCCGATGTTGATGATGCTCGCCGCCCCGCCTCCGGCGTATCCCCGCGAAGGCGGGGATCCAGAGCCACCGGCGCCACCTTTCCTCCACTCGTACCCCGGCGAAGGCCGGGGCCAGGTTGGGGGACGCTGCTTTGTCTTCAGAACCGTGCCGCAACTGGACCCCGGCCTACGCCGGGGTACGACCGTACGGAAAAGCCATTCCCCTCACCCCGCCAGCATCCGCACCCGAAACTCGACCGATCCGATCCAGCCCTTGCCCTCGCGCACCACCCGGCTGCGCACGAACACCAGACTGACGATCCGCCACCCCGCCAGAGCCGCAGGCGCCGACAGCACCGCCCCTTCCGCCGCCGCCGCCAGCGTCCGCAGCCGCACCGGCACCTCGCCATCGTCGAACAGTTGCACGACCACCCGCCCCTCGCGTCCGGCGGCATCCTTGGTTCCCCAGTCGGACAGCACCGGCATGTCGACCACGACGAAGGGCCGCGCGGCACGCACCGGCGGCGCATCGAACACACTCGCCCCGGTCAGCACGCCCCGCAGCCGAGCGACCAGCATCGCCTGCAACAGCGTCCCCGCGATCATCGCCCCCACCCCGCGATATCCTGCAACCGCGGATCGACGATCGTCCGCCGCGCCAGCCCCTTGCCCGACAGCACCACCGCGTCGTCGACCGCCTCGGCCCGCACCCCCGGCACCGCCGCCGCTGCCGCAGCTACCCGTGCCTGCATCTCGGCCGCCCGCCGCTCGGCAACCGCGATGCCCCGCACCAGCGCCGCCCTCATCGCCGCGCCCCCGTCAGTTGCATCCGCCGCCACGGCCGCCACAGCGCCCCGACCGCCGCCGGGGGCGCGGCGCTCGCCGTTCGTTGATCGAACAGATGTGCGACCAGCACCACCACCCCTTGCGCGACCGCCGCCGGCACCGTCTCCCACGTCGCTGCGATCCCGGCGGTGAAGTGCACCGGGCTGGCCGCCGCCATCCGCACCCATCCCGTGCCGTCGGCATCGATATCGATCGCCGTGACCGGTGCGACCGCGACGATCGCGCTGACCGGTCCCACCGGCAACGCCCGCCACTCGCCGCTCGCCGCCATCATCGCCTCGTGCGGCCGCGCGAGGATCGCGGTCCCGGTATAGGCCTCGGCCAGCGCCAGCGCGCTCGCCGCCAGCCGATCGATCACCGCATCCTCGGCACTGCCCGTGATCCGCAGATAGTCCCGCGCCGCCGCGCGCACCCCCGCGATCGCCGCCGCCGGAAAAGGCGCTGCGCTCATATACATCTCCCGTTTTTTGATCCGCTCACGCGGATGGCGGTGCCGGCCCGCTCCCCCACCCGGCCACCCACACGGTATTCTCGATGGGTGGCCGGGTGGGGGAGCGGGCCGGCACCGTCTCGGGGCGGGCTATCCCCGCCCCGACCCATTAAGCCGCTGCGATCTTCAGCAGCTTGATCGCCTCCGAATTGACCACCGCTCCGCCGACGCGCTTGGTCGCGTAGAAATGGACGAACGGCTTGTTCGAATACGGATCGCGCAGGATCTGCGTCTCGGCCCGCTCGGTGATCAGATACCCTGCCCGGAAATTACCGAACGCGATCGGGAAACTGCCCGCCGCGATGTCCGGCATGTCCTCCGCCTCGACCACCGGATAGCCCAGCAGCGTATCGGGCTGCCCCGCCGCCAGCCCCGGCATCCACAGGAACGCGCCCTCGGCACTCTTGAACTTGCGGATGCGCGCCGCGGTCTGCGCATTCATCACGAAGGTCGCACCCTGCCGATACGCCCCGCGCAACGCCTGGACCAGATCGATCAGCCGGTTCTCGGGCTCAGCGCCAAAGTCCGCCGCCGCCCCGCTCGCCAGATACTGCATCGTCCCGAACGCCCGCGTCGCATCACCCGTCGCGGCGGTCGGCCCGGTCAGGAACCCGCGCGGCCGCCCGACGCCATTGCCGCTAACGAACGCCTGCCCCTCGGCGCGCGCGAACTCGCTCGCGATCTCGCCGGCCAGCCATTGCTCGACATCGAACGCCGCATCGTCGAGCATCGCCTGGCTCGCCGCCGGATTGGCGTAGAGTTCGCCCATCGGCGGTGCGATCTCGTTGAAGGTCGGCGTCGCCGTCTCCGGCCGCGCGCCGCCTTCGCTCGCCCAGCCCGACGGCGTGCCGCCGCTGGTCACCAGCTTGCGATAGCCCGCCGTGCCGACGCTCACGACCTGCGCGATGCGGCGGATCGGGCTGGCACTCTTCAGCGTCGCGCCGATCATCGCATCGATCTCGCGCGGGACCGCCACGCCGCCCGCCGCATCGCTGGTCCCGGCCACCGCCTTGGTCTCGACCTCGGACCCGCTGCGCACGAACGCACCGAAGCCACCCCCCGGCGCCGCGCCGCTCAGCATCGGCCGGCTGCCACCGACACCCGCACCCGAAAAGCTGCCCACCAGCGTATCGATCGTCATACCGTCTTCCCCATGCAAAAAGGGGCGCCGCACCTGCGACACCCCTTCGGTTGAAAAATGATTGTGAAACCGCAGGATCACCCGTCCTCGACGGCATGAATCCGCGCCAGCGGCTGCATCGGCTGCGCGACGATACTGACCTCGACCAGCTCCGCCGCCGCGATCGTCCGCCACGCGCCCTGCCGCACCTGCGTCGCGCGGTACCCGAACGACAGCCCGGTCACCGCGCCACTCGCCACCAGCCGTGCCGCCTCGCCTGCCTCGATCCGACCGATAACGCGCAAGCCCCGCGCGTCCTCGCCGGCCAGCTCGACCGTCCCGATCGGATCGCCGCGATGGTGCCACAGCAGCGGCACCCGCCCCGCCGCCGTCAGCGCGCCGGGCAGCACCACATCGCCGCCCCGGTCGGCCCGCCCGAAGATCGCGGCGTACCCTGCGAACCTCACCGCGCCCATTCGGGCCACCCGCTCTTCACCGCGATCCCGACCAGCAGCAGCGCGAACACCATCCGCATCACCCATGCCAGCGCCGCGCGCACCGCCGATCGCTTGGCATCGCGCCAAGCCTTCAACAGTTCGCGCAGTTCCTGCACATCGCCCGCCGCCGCCGCATCCGACAGCCCGATCCGCGCCATCGCCCGGCTCGCGCCCAGCTCGCCCGCCTCCTCCGCGATCGCCCGCAGCGTCTGCAGGTCGGCACCGTCGCCCGCCGCCTGTCCCATCAGCTGCGCCAGCAGCACCCCGTCGCCCATCGCCCGTCTCCTGCCTTTGTGCTAGGCGGCGGCCCGTGAGACCCCGCCTGCACATCATCCTCGCCGCCTTCGGCGCGGCCCTCCTCGCCTTCACCTTCGCGCTGCCCGTGCTGAAGGGGAAACGTTGCACCCAGGCCGGCGGCAGTTTCGACCGCCTGACCATGACGTGCGACCTGCCCCGCTAGGGCCGGTCACAACCCCACCAGCGCCCGCTTCTCCTCCGGCGTCAGGAAATCCGCCCCCGCCACCCGCGCCCACAACTGGTCGCGCTCCTCGCTAAGCGCCACCACCCGATCCAGATCGACCGACAGCGCCCCGCTCCCGATCCACCCGTCGATCGCCTGCCCCAAGGCGCACAGCACCCGCTCGCCCAGCGGCACGATCGTCTGCCGCCACAGCGCCCGGTTCGCCTCGCGATAATTCGCGAACGTATTGTCCCCCGGCAGCCCGAGCAGCATCGGCGGCACCCCGAACGCCAGCGCGATCTCCCGCGCCGCCTGTGCCTTCAACCCGACGAAATCCATGTCCGCCGGCGTCAGGCTCATCGCCTGCCATTTGAGGCCCCCGTCGAGCAGCATCGGCCGCCCGGCATTGGCCGCCCCGGCAAAGGCATCGTCCATCTGCGCGCGCAGCCGGTCGAACTGTTCGCCCGACAACACCCCGCCATCGCCCGGATCATGGACCAGCGCCCCCGATGGCCGCGCGGCATTGTCGAGCAGCGCCTTGTTCCAGCGCGCCGCCTCGTTATGGATCGCCACCGCCCCCGCCGCCGCGCCCAGACACCCGAGGCCATAATGATCGTCGAGCGGGTGGAAGCCGCGGATATGCACCACCGCCGGCCGCCCCGCGCCATCCTCGGCCGCAATCCGCGTCACCCGATCGCCGACGCGGTAGCGGTACGCGACCGGCCACCCCGCCGCATCCGCCTCGACGGTCACCCGCTCGGGCCGCAGCGCATACAGCTCGCCGATCCCGCCCGCCCCGTCCTCGATCAACTGGATATAGGCATTGCCGTGCAGCAGCAGCTGCGCCCCCACACTCTCCAGCAATTCCTGTCCCGCCGATCGCGCCGCGACCAGCGCCACCGCCCGCACGTCGCCCACGACCGGCATCGACGCGACCCCCTCCGCCACCAGCCGTACCGCGCGCTGCGCGATAGGATTGCCCAGATAGGCGGCGCGCACCTGCGCCTCATAGCCCTGCGCCCACCCCCCCGCCGCCGGCCCGCTCCCCTCGCGCCACAGCACCGCACCGGTGCCGCCCCGCGCCAACACCGGACGCGACCCATCGCGCCCGGACCTGCGTCCGAACCATTTCATGGCAATTCTCCCGAAACCAAAGATGACCGCCCATCTTCCCTCTCCCCTTTCAAGGGGAGAGGGTTGCGCAGACTTGGTCTTTGCCCAGCAAAGGCCTAGTCGAAGCTGGGAGAGGGGTCAGCGCGCAGCGCGCGAGCCAAAGGCTCGCTCGATCCCCCCGAACCAGTATCGCTCCCCTCACAACACCCGAACCGTCGCGACCCCGCGCCGCCCTAACATCAACTCCTGCATCGCCCACACCATCGCATCGGCGCGATCGGGCGACCGCCCCGGCCCCTGATAGCCGCCCCCGGCGATCAGCCCGCACAATTCGTCCTCCAGCGCCGGGAACGCGCCGACATGGAACGCCCGGCCATGTTCGTACAGCGCCACGATCGGCTCGGCCCGCGCCGCCTTCCCCCGCGATGCGTGGACCAGCGTGACCGGCAACCCGGCCTCCGCCGCGCGCAGCACGCTGGCGACCATCGCCCCGCCCTGGTTCGATTCCGCCACCACCCGGTCGGCACCATAACGTGCCGCGCACGCCGCGACGGCTTGCGACCAGCCCTCGGGCGACAGGCCGGCCACGCTCGCGTCGGCCAGCACATAGCCATGGCCATCCTCGCCAAGGCCAACCGCGACGATCCCGCACGCATCGCCATCGACCCCCGCCGGCGGATCGACCCCGACCACCACCCGCACCAGCGTCGGTGCCGCCGCCACCCGCTGCGTCTCGATCAGCGATCGTTGCCACAGCGCGCCCGCCACCTCCTCGATCAGCTCGCCGTCCAGTTCCTGCCGCCCCAGCCTTGTCCCGGCATAACTGCCCTCGACCTGCGCGACATAGCTTTTGGGCAGATGCATATTGTCATAGGTCCGCCCGCCGGTAATCCGTACGCCGTCCATCGCCCGGATGCGCCGCAGCAGCGGCACGACGCGCGGCGTCGTCGTCACCAGCGTCTGCGGCTGCTCGCCCAGCCGCATCCCCATCATCAGATTGTCCCATGTCGCATCGGCATTGCGCCATTTGGCCAGCTCGTCGCACCACGCGATATGGTGTTCGGGACCGCGCAGGTTCTCGCCGCTCTCGGCGGCGTAGATATAGGCACGGGCACCCGAACCGAATTCAACCAATCCGTGCGACGGCCGATAGGTCACCGGCCCGAAATGCCGTCCGATCGCCAGCACGCCGGCGGGTCCCCGGATCATCACTTGTTCGACGTCGCGCCGGGTCGCCCCGACCAGCGCGATGCGCAGGTCGCGCCGATCGGCTGCCTGTTCGCAGACCCATTCGGCACCGGCATGGGTCTTGCCGAACCCGCGCCCCGCCTGGATCAGCCATACCGTCCAGTCACTGTCGGCGATCGTCTGACCGTCATGCGCCCACAGCTTCCACCGCGTCGCCAATTCGCGGCGGCGGTGCGGTGTCAGGCGCGACAACGTTCGTTCGAGTTGCACATCGTCCATCTCGGCCAATGCCCGGACCAGCGGATCCATCTCGCTCATGTCCGACGCTCCAGCTTGCCACGCATCGCCTTGATCCGCTTGATGAGCATCGCGTCCGTTTCGGCCTGCGTCGCCCGCAACTGCGCCTCGCGCCGCCCGGTGCCCTGCTTGACCAGCGCCTGATGCCGATCGAGCAGACGGATCGCCTGTTCGACGCTGATCGGGCCGGTGACGACCTTGTCGGGATCGCCGGCCGGAACATCCTCCAACGCGGCGATCGCTTTGGATACCAGCATCTCTTCCAGCCGGTCGTACCCGGCCAGCAGCGCCATTCGCCACTGTTCGGCAAAGGCAACGTCGCGTCGGCGCAGGGCATAAACGCTGGCCTGCGTCAGCCCGACCGCTTCGGTCGCCGCCCGGACGTTACAGGTCGCGGCTACATGGTCCAGAAACTGCGCGCGGCGTGACGGCGTCCATCCGGCGGCGATCCGCTGCTGTTGCACCGGTCGCCTGCCGCCGCTGGTAAGCACTTTCTCCCGCTCCATCGTCTTCCCCCCGATCGCGTGCCCCGGACGCGAAACGGGGCCGAAGGCGTCGCCGCCCGGCCCCGATCCGCAATTCCTCACTGTTCCTGTTTTGTGCCAGATGAGCGTGACGATGTCAAGCGCAATGTTCCTATCTGGTTCGTTTTGCGCCGGCCATGGCGACGGGCGCACCGCATCCCCATATAGGGTGCATCGCTGGCAGATGGTCCGTAGGCGCCAGCGACCGGGAGACTCGCGTGCTTCCGCTTACGCTGTTGGGAGCGTCGATTATGGACCTCAACGATTTGCTGCACCGCCATCAGGTGGCGCTGATGCGCGCGGCCTCGGCCGCCACGAACGAGGCGCGCGAGTCGCACGACGGCACCGCGCGCTGCTACGAAACCAAGATCGAAACGGTGCGCAGCATGCTCGGCGCATCCGGCCGGATGGTGGCGGCATGA